CTCAAACTCATGCCTCGCTGAAATTGCACTCTGTTCTTCGGCATCGCCTATCTCCTTGTGAAATCAAGCGATGCCAGTTTGCTACCCCAACTGGCTCACAGGCTGAGCCTTATGCGTAACCAAGTTGTTTGTAGTGCTCGGCCAGTTGTCCTTGGGAGCAACGGTCAAGCGCAATGCCGCTTTGCCAGAGCGCGTGACCGATCAGGCCATGGCCATCCTGCGCGACGGCGAGATGGGTGAGCCTGAGGTGTCGCTCTCGCCTCTGACCTACCACTGGCAGCACCAGGTGGCCATCGAACTGTTTGTGGTTGACCCGGATGCCAGCGCGCGTGATTCACGCATGGACGGCCTGCTGATGGAACTGGCTACCTTGATCGAGGCCGACAGGACGTTGGGTGGCGTCATCGAGTACGCCGAAATCGGCCAGCCGAAGTTTGACGAACTTGCACCCGATGGCTCCAGCGGCATCAAGGCCTGCCTGTTGCCCGTGGTCCTGCACTACAGCAGTTCTGGCCCGCTGAACTGAATCTCATCCACCAAGGAGAAAAACTATGGCCCGTGCCTACGGCGCGAACGCCAGCCTATTGGCCGCGTTCGAAACCACCTATGGCAGCAACCCAGTGGGTGACTACTGGAAGCTGCCCTTTGTTTCCACCACCCTCGGCTCCGAACAGGGGTTGATTGCCAACGACCTGATTGGTCTGGGTCGCGACCCCAGTGCCCCGATCCGCGATGTGATCAAGGTCGAGGGCGACATCGTCGTGCCCATCGACGTGCGCAACATCGGTATCTGGCTCAAGGCCCTGCTGGGCGATGCCACCACCAGTGGCTCAGGCGTGGTTACCCACACTTTCACCTCGGGCAAGCCGAGCTTGCCCAGCCTGTCGCTGGAAACCGGACTGCCCGATATCCCGGCTTGGTTTGTGGCGTCCGGCGTCATGGTCAACAGCCTGCAGGTAGGCTTTGCCCGCTCCGGCGCAGCGAATGCCACCGTAGGCTTGATCGCCCAGGGTGAAGCCAAGCAGGCAGCCACCCTGGACGCGACACCCAGCACCCGCGAGCTGATCCGCTTCAACCAGTTCCAGGGTTCCATCAAGCAGGGTGGTGCGGCGCTGGGCAATGTGGTCTCCGCGCAGCTGACCTATTCCAACAACCTGGAGCGCATCGAGACCATTCGTTCCGACGGCAAGATCGATGGGGCGGACCCCACGGTCGCGAGTCTGACCGGCAACCTGGAAGTGCGCTTTGCCGATACCACGCTGATCGATGCCGCCACCAACAACACGCCACTGGAGTTGACCTTCGGCTATGCCATCGACGCCGATCGTCGCCTGACCTTCATCGCGCACGAGGTCTATTTACCGAAGCCCAAGCTCTCCATCTCCGGGCCCGGCGGCATCCAGGCCACCTTCGAGTGGCAGGCCGCCAAGAACGCAGCGGCCAACAAGATGCTCACCGTCGAGCTGGTCAACGACGTGACCACGTACTGATTTCAAACGAGAACATTCCCATGATCAAACTGAACCTTCCGCGTGAACCGCACTGGATCACGCTGGCCGTCGGCGTGCGTCTGCAGGTACGTCCTGCCACCACAGCACTCGTCATGGCCGCACGCCATGCCGCTTCCAAGATTGCTGGCACTGACACCGTAGCCGCCGGTGAACGCACCGCTACCCTCATCACCGAGTTGGCCAAGCTGGCCGTGCTCGCCTGGGAAGGCGTGGCAGATGACAAAGGTAAACCGGCCGCCGTCACCCCCGAGGGTGTCGCTGCGCTCATGGAGCACTGGTTACTTGCCGATGCCTTCGAGCGCGAATACCTCGCTGGCCTCTACGCCCTGGATGCTGAAAAAAACGCCTGAGGGCCCGCACCGCGTGGCACTTCGGTGGCGGGTCCGCTTACTGCAGTGCCTGCCCCGATCCTTGCCCAGAGTGCCCGTACACCATGAATGCCCCGGAAAGCCTGGAAGGCTGGCAAGCGGCCCGTGCGATTGAAGTCTGTGCCAGCCAGTTGCGCATGGCGCAGGGCCGGGTGGTGGGGCTGGATCTCAACGCCTGGATGCTGGCTTGCGAGAGCACCGGTCTGGACAAAGCCACTGCGATTGATCTGTTCCAAGCGGTCGAGGCGGGCCTGATGAGCACCTTGCAACAAGACGAATAGACCAACGACTCACACGACGACTGAACTTCCCCATGGCTGAACGAAACCTCTCCATCCGCCTGTCCGTGGTCGACGGCGGCAAGGTCAAGGCCGAGCTGTCCGAGATCGGCGAGAAGGGGGAACGCTCGCTAAAAAAAATCGAGGCGGCGGCCACCCCGGCTTCCAGTGGTCTGAAGCTGCTGTCCAGCGCAGCCAACGACGCCAAGTTCCAGCTGCAGGCCGCCACCGACCGGCTCGGGATGTTGGGTTCGGTCCTGGGCAAACTCGGACCTGCTGGCCTGATCGCCGGTGCTGGACTCGCTGCCGTGGGTGTGGGCATCACGGCGCTGGTGCTCCCGGTGGCCAACACCGCCGACGAGTTGGCCAATCTGGCGCAAAAGACGGGTGTGTCCGTTGAAGCCCTGTCGGCGCTGACCTACGTGGCCCAGATGTCTGACACCGACTTGCAGGGCCTGGTCAAGGGTCTGCAGCGCTTGTCGGTGGCCATGTTCGACACCCAGGTCCAGGGCGAAGAAGGCAGTGCTGCGCTTAAAGCGTTGGGCGTCTCGGCGGTGGATGCATCAGGCCAGATCCGCCCAACCGAGCAGGTCTTGCTCGACTTGGCTGACAAATTCGCCAACATGCCCGATGGGGCCGACAAGGCGGCGCTGGCCATCAAGCTCTTCGGCAAGGAAGGCATGAGCCTGATCCCGCTGCTCAACCAGGGGCATGCGGGCATCACCGCCTTGATGGAAGAGGCCGAGCGCTTTGGGCTGGTCATCAACAGCCAGACCGCGCAGGCGGCTGAACTTCTGAACGACAACCTGGATCGGCTGCGCGGCATGCTCGAAGGTGTGCAACGCCAGATCGGCGCAGCCGTCATCCCGGTGCTGGCCGACTTCACCGAGCAGGTGATCCTGGCCCAGGGCGAGACCGGAAGTTTCAGCAACGAACTGCAGCGCATCACGTCCAACCGCGAAGCGACATTGGCGTTTCTGGAGTCCGTTGCCTCGGGCTTGGCCTTCATTGCCGAGTCCGCCGTGCTGGCCAAGCGGGTGATCAGCCAACCCTTTGACAGCCTGTCGGTGGTCGGCAAGGACATCGAGACCTGGTTCAAGACGGACTTGCTGCGATCGATGAAGTCCATGGGCTACGACCCCAAGGTCATCGATGCCGAAATCGCCAAGCTGCAAGTTGCGCGTGACGACTACGTGCGCGCCGCCAACGATCGCCTGTTCAACATCAACCAGAACCCTGGCTATGTGGACCGGGTCGCCAAGTTCTTTGATGAGCAAAGGCGTACGGTGCGCGTCATGGGCCAGAAGTTCGTGCTGGACACCGAGGCGCAGGCCAAGGAAGTGCAGGCCATCTATGACAAATTCCTGCCCACGCTGCCGCGCAAACCCCGCCCGGCGCTGGACCTGTCTGGCTTCGAAAAACCCAAGCCCGCAGAAAAGCTCAACGAAGGCGAAGCCTTCCTGAACCAACTGCGCTCGCGCCTGACACGCACCCAAGACGGTGAAGCGGCCGAGTTGCGCGCCCGTGCCCTGCAAATCGAGGCCAAGGGTTACAAGGGTGTGGCGGCCGATGCCGAGCAGTACATCCAGGTGCTCGAAGCCATCGAGCGCCAGAAGGAAGCCAACAAAGCCTTTGATGCGTATGAGAAGGAAGAGGCCGCCTCGCGCAAGATCACCGAAGGCCTGATCGGCAGCAACCGCCAACGCATCGAAGCCCTGCAACTGCAGCGCGAGATGTTGGACATGACCGATGCCGAAAAGGCTGCTTTGCAAGCGCGCACCGATCTCGAAAAATCCGCCGCTGCCGCCCGCAAGGAAGCCAACCAGATAGAAGACGCTGGCCTGCGCGTTCAGACGCTGGACGCCATCAACGACGCCCTGGCCCGGCAGCTGCCCATCGTCGAAGACCTGGTGCGGGCCAACACCGAGTACCAGCGCAGTTTTGAGTACGGCGCCAAGTCGGCCTTGCGCACCTACATCGACGACGCCACCAACGCTGCCAAGCGGGCACAGCAGGTGACGACCAACGCCTTCCGCTCGATGGAGGATGCGCTCACGAAATTCGTGATGACCGGCAAGCTCGACTTCAAGAGCATGGCCGATTCGATCATCGCCGACCTGGTGCGGATACAGATCCAGCGGTCGATCACCTTGCCACTGGCCAACTGGCTGGGTAGCGTCATCCCTGGCATGAGCGGCGCATCGACTGGTTCTGCCATGCCACTGGGCTCAAGCGACTTGATGGGCACCATGGCCAATGTCGCGCACAGCGGCGGTGTGATCGGGTCGGACGCCTTGATCAACCGAACTGTGCATCCCGGCGTGTTCAGCGGTGCGCCACGTTTCCACACCGGCGGCATCGTCAGCGGCGAAGTCCCGATCATCGCCCAGGAAGGCGAAGCAGTGTTCACGCGTGGGCAGATGCGTGCCTTGGGTGGTGCGCTCAGTGCCAAATCGCAAGCGCCTGCGGTGAACGTACAGGTCAACGTGGTCAACCAAGCCAAAGGGGTAGATGCTCGGATTGAACAGCAACGCCAACCCGACGGTGGCCTGCGCCTGGATGTTTTCATTGAGCAGATCGAAGGCCGCATGGCGCGCTCCATCAGCCAGGGCACCGGCATTGCGCCCACGCTTGAGCGCCGCTATGGCCTCAATCCGGCCATGGGAGCGGTGCGATGACGACCGTGAACAACCTGTCGGTCTGGCCGGAGACGCTGCCACCCCCACGGGTCGAGGGTTACAGCTTGTCACCCAGGCCAAGCCTGTTGCGCACCGAAATGGAAACAGGGGCCGCCCGGCATCGGTTGCGCTCCCTGTCGGCCAACTACCAGGTGCAAGCTGAATGGCGTTTCTCGGAATTCCAGTTCGCCATCTTTGACGCCTGGTGGGCTTTGAACACCCGCCTCGGTGAGCAATGGTTTGTGCTGCCCCTGGCCGTGCCACTGGATGTGCAGGCCGTGGAAGCCCGTTTCCTGATCCCTTGGCAAGCGGAATTGCAGCCTGCCCGCCGCTGGCGGGTGGCGGCGCAACTGGAAATCCGCAACCTGCAGCGGCTGACCGCCGAAGAGTTGGAGGCTTCCAGCGTTTATGGCGATGCCGAGATGGCTTTGACCGACCGTCTGCACCGCTGGCTGCATGAGCAGATGGGAATGCTGAGCAACCCACCGTATTTCTGAGGACCGAAGATGACCATCAAAGATCAACTGCTGCGCTCGGTCACCCAACTGGAGACCGACAGCAGCTTGGTGCACAACTGGGCGCATGGTGATGCCAATGCCCAGATCGCCACCGAACGTGGCCCGGTGCGCTCACCGGCCAAACTGATTGCCGACAAGGATGCCGAGATCAACCAGGCAGCCAATGGCCTGCTGTCGCGGGCGGTGTCTGCGGCTAATCAATCAGAGGCGTCGGCAAATACCGCCAGCCAGCAGGCGAGTGCGGCATCTGGTTCGGCCAGCCTGTCAGCCACGTCAGAAGCCAATGCCGGGGTATCTGCCACGGCCGCCAATGCCAGTGCTGTGGCAGCTGATGCTTCAGCCGGTGCCGCCGCACTGTCGGAAACCAACGCTGCGCTCAGTGAATCCCACGCTCGCCAATCGGCCACGGCAGCCGCTGTGTCGTCTTCGCACGCTGGCGACCAAGCGCTGGCTGCTGATGCAAGTGCCAACAGCGCCCAGCAGTCGGCCCAGACATCAGCCGATCAGGCAGCGTCCGCGTCCCAGTCCGCTACCCAAGCCCAAGTGGCTGCTGAAACCAGTACGGTTATGGCCAGTACCGCCAACGCTGCGCAAGGGGCGGCCACCCAATCGGCGCAGAAAGCCGCGTCCTCGGCCACAACTGCGCGCACCCAAGCCAAGAAGTCGCTGCAGTCAGCCGACGAAGCCTTCGGTTTCAAGACTGAAGCCCAGGCCGCCCAAACCGCCTGCAGCGTCTACGTGGAACAGGTCAACACCCTGGTAGTCGCCCCTTACACACAGATGGCGGCGCACCTGATTGCCACGCAAGCCGTGGTGGTCGACCACCACGCCTTCACATAAACCCCTTCTTTAACCGGAGCCCTCCATGGCTGAATCCGCCAGCGGTCTGATGACCGAAGTCGCGGCGTTGACCAACGCCACCACGCAACTGCTCAACACCGTCAATGTGCGCAAGGTCACGCTTGACGAAAAAGTCGATGCCGCCGCTGCCAGCGCCCAGGCCTCAGCACAAAGTGCTGCCGCATCAAATGACAGCGCCAACCTCGCCGCCACCGCGCTGAATGAAACCGAGGCTGCCCGCGACACCACCCAGACCTACCGCGACCAAGCCGTGGCCGTGGTCACCAGAAACGACGGCTCCTTCGAGGCTGCCCCCGGCAAGGTGCCCGTGGCCGGCCTGGACGGCAAGGTGGACTTCGACTACCTGCCTCTGGCCCAGCAAAACGCTGTTCTTGCAGAGGCTATCGTCTCCGCCACTCACGAAAACTTGCGCGACTTCTTCGACGACCGCGAGGTCAAAGCCCAGGTCCAAACCCACACCGGTCAGATCACGACCCTGACCACACGCGTATCGACCGAGGTCGCCCGCCTGGACCAGAAGATCGACACCCTCGAGCCGGGCATCCCGCCGGCTTATCAAGGCTTGATCGAGCAGGACTTCCTGATTGACGGGTTTGAGTCCGCCTACACCGCCGAAATCCTGCGCGGCATGGGTGGCTCTGGCCTGTACAGCACCCGCAACTATTCGGTCGACGATGGCAACCAGGCCCTGCATCGGCCCTTCACCGTCACGTCCACCGCACAGTTCCAGCACAACCACCCCAACTACTACCGCATGGTGGGTTTGGGCGAGCTGTGCGCCATCGTAAACGGCTACTACGTGCGCACCACGCACAACGACCCCACGCTCATCGATCAGGATGGCCGCATCTTGAGCGCGCCACCGGTGCCCACCAGCGTTTTGGCCAAGCCCACCGGGGTGAGTCTGAATGCCAACGGCACGGTCAATATCGACACGGCCAGCGACACCCAGGCGCGCTACATGCGCAACCTGTTCACCCAGCACCTGGAAGACACCCGTCTGGACCTGCTCTACACGGAGGTCTGGCTAGAAAAACTTCCCTCGGGCGGCGACCTCAACACCCTGATCAGCTCATTTCGCCACAAAGAAAACGCCAACCAGCTACGCGACCTGCTCAATTTCGCGCAAAAGCTCAACTACTCCGGCGCCAAGGACCTGCCCGAGAACGGTTCGTTTCGCTGTGGTGTTATCTCGCTGGTCAACGCCAACGGCACGCCCGAGTACGCCTACATCAACTACCGGCTGCGGGCGCGCGCCGTGGGCAAGCTCAGCACCCGCGTGCCCAAGACCAGTTACAGCACGGGTGACGAGACGCCGCAGGTGTCGTTCAGCGTGGTCTCGGCCGCCGTGGGCGGCACCCATGGCCATGCGCTGGATGTTCCGCTGACACCCGTCGAGATGAACAGCCTGATTGGCGGGGCGACGCTCTACATCGAGTCCAGCTACAACTACTCACCCGCATCCCCCGCTGCAGAAAACCACAGCCATCTTTATGCCCTGAGCTGGAATGGCGCGACCTTGGTCGCCACCAACCTCGGCGCCCGTCGCCCGGACGATCCGGCCAACCAGTTCCTGGCGGTCAGCGGTACGCCCAGCATTGCCAGCTACCGCAAGGCCGATGGGAGCATGGCTGGCTCCGTGGTGTGGAGCACGGTCGCCGTACCGCACCAGCACCCGATGGATGTGCAGACGGTGCAAGACCGCTTCCCGTTTGATCTGCACAAGGCGATCAATCACGTCATCGACAACGGTAACCGGTTCAAGCTCGTCAAGGATGTGGAGGCGCTCAACCGTCTGCGCGAGAGTGGCATGCCCACCGCAGGCTGGTTGCAACTGGCCGAGTCGGGCCTGGCCCGCTTCACGCTGGACCAAGACAGCATGGACGCGATCTGCGCCCAGGTCTGGGGGCTCGACGGAGAGGGGGCCTTCATCCCGGAGGTCATCGATTCCTACGGCAGCAACTTCACCACCTACAACGTGGTGGGCGATGCCCAGGCGAACCTGGCCAAGTACAACCGGACCTACAAGATCGGTAGCAACGACGCCGCCGGGCGCACCACCGCAAGGCGTGGCTTCAGCGATCCGACCCTGTACGTGGCCAAGACCACGCTGCCCACGGTGGTGGAGGGTTACAGCTTCATGATTCCTCTGGAGCTGATCGTGCGCACGCCGCTGGAGGTGTGGAACCCTTGGGGTTTGAACCTGATCGACGGCAACCCAGCCACGGGTGGAAGCGGTGCCGGCACCCCCTCCAGCCCCTGGAACGCGGCCTATACCCAGCTTTGGTACAACTTGCTGCCGCCCAACTTCTTCTCGGCCGGGGCATCCGATCCGGCCGACACCACCTCAGGCGGCGTCTGGATCCAGGCCAGCAACGGCAGCGCCTACCCGGCAGACAACTCCGGGATCTTCATCACCATCGGTGGCGCGGCGGACTACCGCAACCCGGCTGGCAACGTCATCTCCACGGTGTTTCGCCAGCGCTATGCGATCGCGCCCGTCTGGCACGAGTTCACCTACGCCAACGTCCAGCTCAACAACTTCAAGAACTCGGTACGCGCGCTGCTCAAGGGCATCGTGAGCGGCAGCGTGTCTGCCACCGACATCGACCACATCCTTTAACTCATTTCTCATCCTCCGGAGCCAAACCATGAGTCTCGAAACCGAACTGCAAAACGTCATCGCCGCCACATCGGCCCTCAACCAAACCGTGCAAGGTAAGGTCGATGCGATCAACAGCACCGTCAACGCGGCGGTGGCCACCAACGATGCGCGCGCCACCAGTGCCATCAACAGCGTCACGAGTGCGGTCAACGCGGAGCTGGGCAATATCCGGCCCTACAGCACCAACTACGTCTTCTGGAACACGCTCAAGCCGGCTGATCGCATCCGCATCTTCCCGGCCATGGTCATTGGCCACCCCTGGCAAGACGGGCAGTACGTCTCTTCAGAGGCCGGTGGCAAAAACCCAGTGGTCTGGGACAACGAGGCCGGCGGCTACCGTCCTGCCGACAGCATCAACAAGAACCCGTTCGTCGAGTGGGGCGCGATTGATGAGTGGAACGCCCACACCACCGGCAATGTGGGCTATGACAACGGCTCGGCCTTCTCGCCGGTGCTGATGAACCCGGTTACGGGGGCACCGCTGACCTTCACCAATGCGCTTGGTCAGACGGATTACTACCGCTGCTACGCCGATTTCAGCACTGATGGCATTCCCACCTCGGCTTGGCGTGCGCTGTTGCCTTACGACGATCTGCATGCCATCACCAACCGCAAGGCCTATCTGGTGATGTCTGGCTCGGTGGTAGGACACCCGGATCAACCGGCGCGCACCTTTGTGAATGTGGGCGGCACCGAGCACGGCAACTACAGCGCCACGCACAGCTTTCAGTTGCAAGATCTGAACGGCGACGGAAACTGGGACACGATCGTGCTCAATTGGGCGCGACCTCACATTTGCCGCCACGCGAATGCCCGATCGCCTGCAGGCAATCCGGCGCGTGGCGATTCGCAAGCCTCCACTGGCCTGATTGCGGTACAGGGCCAGCACTATGGATCTGAGGGTGGGCATCGCAACTTTGTGAATGCCACCACCCAGCAGTTGACCGAAGACCCGACCATCGTGCCGGTGCCGTTCACCAACACCGACAGCTCCATCTACCAGGCCGCCTGGGCTATTCCCGTGGGCGACCTTGCCGTCGGCAACAACCTGCGCTGGCGTCTCTACAACTGGGGCTACACCGGCCTCATCGTCGAAGGCTGGGGCCTGGCCTACATGTCCCCGGTGCAGCGCTAACCCTTTAATCCCACTCGAAGGAGATCACTCATGTACGTCAAACGCAAAGACACCGGCGAAGAACTGTTTCGCGGCCCGGCCAGCAATGCCAAGGCTTTCTACGGCAACGGCAAGCGCCTGCTGGACCGCATCGTCGACACCACTGATTCCGAGCGCCCGGTCGAAATCCAGCCCGGGGTGGAAGTCGAACTGGAATTGCACTATGAAAACAACCTCGCTGAAAAAATGCTCTACCTGGCCGAAACCGACTGGTACGTGGTTCGCGAGCAGGAAACCGGCAAGTCCATGCCTGATGAGGTTCGCGCTCGCCGCTCGGCGATTCGTGTCTCGCTGTGATGGGGTGAGTCATGCCCGATCCAGCCCTGTCCGAGGCCATCCAGGAGGCCTACGCTAACGCACCCACTGACGCGATCATCATGCACACGCTGGAACTGCGCCACCCCGACTTCCGCGATGACGCCGGCAACCCGACCGCGATTCGCGTCGTACGTGACCAGGTCGACCTGTCCGCCCGGCTCGAGGCCGACGCACCCCTCAACCCCAGCCAGATGGTCACCTTCATCGCCATGGGCTTTGAGCTGGATCTGCCGCCGGTGGACACCGCGCCCGTCCCCGAGATCGTGGTCACGCTCGACAACGTCAGCCGTGAGATCGTGCGCCATCTGGATGCGGCGGCCGAATCGCAGGCAGTGATCGAGATCACCTACCGGCCCTACTTGTCCAACGACCTCGAAGGCCCGCAGATGGATCCGCCCATCACTTTGGTGCTGTCCGAGGTGGAAGCCGATGTGCAGCGCGTCACCGCACGCGCTCGCATGATGGACATCGGCAACAAGGCCTTCCCCAGCCGCACCTACACGGCGCGGGAGTTTCCGGGGCTGACGCGATGAGTGCCGTCCGGGTTGAAGATCTCACCGGCCTGATTGGGCTGCCTTGGGTGGTCGGCGCCGCTGGTCCGGATGCCTTTGATTGCTGGGGCTTGTTCGTCACAGTGCAGCGCCGCCACTTCCACCGCACGCTCCCAGAAAACCCCGTGGACGCCACCAACCTGCGCGCTGTACTTGACGCCTTCAACGGCCACCCCGAGCGCCAACGTTGGCAGCGGGTCATTGCAGAGGAAGAGGGCGATGCTGTACTCATGCGCCAGTCGCGCTACCCGGTGCACATCGGCGTGTGGCTGGACATAGATGGCGGTGGTGTGCTGCACGCCGTGCGTCACGCTGGGGTGGTGTTTCAAACCCTGGCCGCGTTGGATGCCCATGGTTGGCGTATCGAAGGCTATTACCGTTTCCGTGAACCGACATGAGTTTGCCTGCTTTACCTGTTGCCAAAGCCACCGTTGTCTGGCCCCGCAACCCCTTCCACCCCGCCGACAAAGACCTGTACCTCGTTGAGCCTGGCAGCACGGTGGCCGACTGGATGCGCTCGCAGTCCATCACCGAATTCCCGCTGCCCACGGTCTGTCTGGTCAATGGCCAGCCGATTCTGCGCCGTGGTTGGGCTATTCGCCCATTGGCTGCGCATGATGTGGTGGTGCTGGTTGGACTTCCTGGCGGCGGCGGTGGGGGTGGTGGCAGCAACCCGCTGCAGGTGGTGCTCTCCATTGCCGTGATGGTGCTCGCCCCGTATGCCGCTGCCGGTCTCATGGGTTATGGCATGACCGCAGCGGGCATTGCCGCCGCGCAAGCGGCCATGGGCACTATCGGCTTTGGCCTGCTGGCTGCCGGGGTCAGTGTGCTGGGGGCCTATTTGGTCAACGCCCTGGTGCCGCTGCCCAGTGCCAATGTGCCCTCGGCGCAGAACAGCATTGCGCCCAGCCCCACCTATTCGCTGCAGTCGCAAGGCAACTTTGCCCGGCTGTTGCAGCCGGTGCCGGTCATCTATGGCCGTCACTTGATCTACCCCGACCTGGGTGCCATGCCTTACACCGAGTACATCGACAACGAACAGTACCTGCATCAGTTGCTGGTCATCGGCCAGGGCGAATACGACATCGAGACCGTGCGCATCGAAGACACGCCCATCCAGTCCTTCTCCGAAGTGCAGGCCCAAGTCATTCTGCCCGGTGGCCAGAACACGCTGTTCAACCACGACGTGGTCACCGCACCCGAAGTGGCCGGGCAAGAACTGCTGGCCATCGACGACCCGGCCAACACCCGCAGTGAGACGGTGGGTCCCTTCATCGTGAACACGCCCGAAACGCAGATCAACACCATCGGCATCGACATCCTCCTGCCTCGTGGCCTGTTCTATGCCAATGACAGTGGTGGTCAAGACGCCAAGGAAGCTCGCTGGACAGTGCAGGCCCGGGCGGTGAGCGACGAGGGTGAGCCCACCACCGGCTGGCAGGCATTGATCAGTGGCATGAGTTACAGCAGCTGGAGCGGCTGGGATGCCACCTGGTCTACGGCCAGTGCCGTGGCCACGCAAACCTACTACTCAGGCTCTGAGGGCGGCTATTACGGTACCAGCTACAACCCACCGCCGGTTCCGGCCAACACCGCCACCGAGGAATACCAGCTCGGTGCCTGTGCCAACCAAGATTCCGAATCCGGTATCTGTTACAGCTACTACATCCAGCGCCGTACCCGCAGTGCCTACAGCGACCAGGAGTTGATCACCGCCGCCAGTGCCGACACCATCCGGCGCAGCTACCACTATCCCGTCGTACCAGGCCGGTACGAGGTCAAGGTGATCCGCCTGGATCACAAAGACACCCGGGCCCGGGCAGGGCATGAACTGCGCTGGGGTGAGTTGCGTGGCTACCTTATCAACCCCAGTCTGCCTGCAGACATCACCTTTCTGGCCGTGAAGATGCGCGCCACCGACAACCTGTCGATGCGCTCGAGCCGCCTCGTCAATTGCCTGGTCACTCGCAGACTGCCGGTCTGGAACCCCGGCACCGGCTGGAGCAGCCCGCAAGCCACCCGGTCGATTGCCTGGGCCTTTGCTGATGCGGTGCGCGCCAGCTACGGAGCTAAACTGGCTGACACCCGCATTGACCTGCGCGCCCTCTACCGGCTGGACCAGACCTGGGCCGCCCGGGGCGACCAGTTCGACGCTGTCTTTGACCAAAAAGTCACTGTTTGGGAGGCGCTCACCCGCATCGCCCGCTGTGGCCGGGCCGTGCCCTACCTGCAAAGCGGCGTGGTCCGCCTGGTGCGGGATGAGCCCAAAACCCTGCCGGTGGCCCGTTTCACCACCGCCAACATCGTCAAAGGCAGTTTCAAGCTTCAGTACGTGATGCCAGGCGAAGAGACGGCCGATGCGGTGACGGTGGAGTTCTTCAACCCCAAGACATGGAAGCCAGCAGAGGTGACGGTGTCACTGCCGGGCTCGGTTGAAGCCAACCAGGCCACGGTCAACCTGTTTGGCTGCACCAGCCAGACCCAGGCCATGCGCGAGGGCAAATACATCGCTGCCGCCAATCGCTACCGCCGTCGGCTCATCACCTTCCGCACCGAGATGGAAGGCTTGATCCCGACCTTCGGTGACCTGATTGCTGTCAGCCACGACATGCCCGCACGTGGCATCGAGGGCAGCACGGCAGGCGAGAGCGCCGAAGTGATCTGGAGCCAAATGGCACGGGTCATGGCGATCCGCCCCAGAGGCGAACAGGTCGAAATCGCCTGCGTGGTCGAGCACCCCCTGGTGCACACCGCCGACCAGTAAGCCACACCAACCATTCAACACCACCGGCCCGCCAGAGCAATCTGCGCGGGCCATTTGCTTTGGAGACCGCAAATGACTGAAAACCACCTCACCGAACCCGATGCCGCCATCACCCTGCGCCCCGACGATCTGGACGACCTGCTCACCCGTGCCGCCGAACGCGGTGCCGAGCGTTGCCTGGCCCATCTTGGCCTGGAAAACGGCCACGCTGCACGTGACATCCGCGAACTGCGCGACTTGCTCGAAGCCTGGCGTGAAGCGCGCCACACCGCCTGGCAGACCATCGTCAAACTCATCACGACGGGCGTCCTGGCGGCATTGCTGGTCGGCGCAGCGATCAAGCTCAAACTGATGGGGGGTGCGCAATGAACCCGATCTTCACCACCCTGGCGCCGGGCCTGTTTGAGGCCGGTGCGCGCCTCATCGACCGACTGATCCCCGATCCTGCTGAACGCGAGAAAGCCAAACTTGCGCTGTTGCAGGCAGAGGGCCAACAAGCCCTGCAAGAAATGCAGGTCAGCCTGTCAGCCATTCTGGCCGAAGCCAACAGCCAGGACCCCTGGACCAGCCGTGCACGCCCCACATTCCTGTATGTGATCTACGGTGTGATCCTGCTGTCGGTCATCGGCAGCATCATCGGCATCTGGTGGCCGGCCGAAGTGTTCCAAGCCGCAGAAAACCTGTCCAAGCTGCTCAACGCCGTGCCAGAAAGCCTATGGTGGTTGTTTGGCGCTGGCTACTTGGGCTATACCGGCGCGCGCAGCTTCGACAAGTGGCGAGGCGTGCCACGCTGACCAGCGTCACAATTCAATCCCTCGAAGACCCCGTCTTCGTCATCTGTCTTAACCTGCAGGTGGCGAAGGCGGGGTTTTTTTGCGTTTGTGGATACGAATTCACACGATCGTATGAGCGATTGCTCCGTGGTTGCGCTACGCTTCGTCCATGGAAACTTTGATCCCCGCCTTCCTGCGTCGCCAGCGCAACCAGCGTCGTCTGACGTTGGAGATGTTGTCAGCCAAAGTCGGCATGTCGCCGCAGCATTTGTCGGAAATTGAAAGCGGCAAGCGCGATCCGCGTTTGTCGTCCATCGAGCGCATGGCGGAGGCAATGGGAATGACGGTGCTGATCGTGCCGGATGCCATGGCACCTGATGTGCGCCGCTATGTCGCCAACAACGGTCGCATCTACACCACCCAGGCTGGCAATCCGGCTAACCCGCCCAACTCTCCTGAAATCCCCGAACCCGATCATGCCCAAGAAAAAATCTGACCTGGCCATTGCCAATGCCAATGCCAACCTGGCGCAAGGCAACCTGAGTTTCAGCATCGAAACCTTCGATGACCCGGAAACCGGCAAGCCCACTCAGTTCGGCCGCTTTGCGCGCAACTGGCAGGATGAAGAAGCGCTTGATGTGCTGATCGACAAGCTCGAAGCCGGCCAAGTCAGTCATAAACAGGCGCTGATGCAGGCGCGCAAGCTGGAAGCCACCACGCCCTACAACCTGGAAATCCAGAATTTCATCGCCAACCGACTGTGGGCGCTGGGTTTGCAAGACGAAGCCACCGAGGTGTACGAACGGGCGTTCAAGGTGGCGCAGGCCATGATTCCCAAAGGCTTCAAAGGTCAGATCACCTGGGGTGAGGTGGACAACCGGTCTTTCCTGCGTCTGGCCCATGGCAGCTTGCTCGGTTTGATGCACCGACCAGACAAAGAAAAAGGGGGCGAAGCCGCCATGGCGCTGGCCAAGCAAATGCTGGCTTGGTGCCCCATGGACAACATCGGCGTGCGCTTCCTGCTGGGTGATATCGCCTTGCTCAAGGGCGACCACAAGGCCGCCATGAAGGAATACCTCAAAGGTGCGCCCAATTCACCGGCGCATTGGTACCAGGCGGCGCTGATTGCGTTTCGGGAAACTGACTATGTGGCGGCCTGCACCTACCTTCGGCGGGGCATCGCTGCGAACCCTTATATCGCGGAGGGATTGATCGGGCGCACGGTGCTGACGGAACACTTGTACTGGCATGCCAGCAATGTGCTCGGCCCGGAGTGGGCGATTGACTATCTTGAAAGAGCCGCCAGTCACTGGACGCCAGAGGAGATCGACTTTGTCGACTGGGTGTTCAATTCGTCGGCGGTGCTGAAGGAGCGTGCTGAAATGATGGCGCTCCATGAAGGACTGACCTACGAATGGGATGCCGAAAAGCGCGACCCATATTCACTGAAACAGATGACATTCATCGATCGCATCACCGACACGCTGTCGAAGAAGATGGTGCGCCAAATCCGCAACCGTTATGGCGTGAACATCTGGCCCTGGGAACGTGACGGGTTTCGGAAGACTCCACCCAGATAGACCACATCCGCTGGCTGTATCGCCAGCAGTAGTAACCGTAAAACCATAGACCCCGTCTTTATCTGCTCCCGATTCTGGGGAGTGGGCGAAGGCGGGGTCTTTTGTCGTTTGTGGACCAGAACATTGCAGCTTGCGCTTGGCTTTACATGCGAACAGCGCCTTCATTGGCGCATGCAAGCACATGACGCCAAATCGCCAAGCAGCACGCCCACCACATTGACCGCCGCCGAGGTCGCCGACCGCATGGGTCTGACCACCCGGCAACTGCAGAACCTGCGGCTGCGCGGCATCGGCCCGCAGATTGTGCAAAGGGGGCTATCGATTCACTACCAACTGGCCGATGTGCAAGAGATCGAACGGCACGAGGCAGCGATGCTGCTTGAGCAGGTGCTGGCCAGTGAACGGCCATTGGCCATGTTGCGGGCGATGGCGGAAGTCTGTGGCAACAAGTTGTCGCCGATCCTTCAGCAGGTGGCGCCGCCAGCAGCTATGGCCACGGTGCCAGTTGGAACACCAGCGGTTGAACCCCAGACAGCCAAGCACGCTGCGCCGACGCCGCTGGTCATCGACGCGCCGGAACCGCAGGCAGTTGCGCGCACTGATTCAATACCGGCGCCATCACCACCTCCAGCACCACCCACGTTAACGGTCATCACATCACCAACCTCCGCCTGGTACCTGGTCCACACCAAACCCCGCCAAGAAAATGTGGCCCTGGCCAACCTGGAGCGTCAGGGCTACGAGTGCTACCTGCCGCAGATGCGCATGGAGCGGATCAGACGGCGCAAGGCAGAAATCGCTACCGAGCCGATGTTCCCGCGCTATCTGTTCATCCGTCTTGACAGCAGCAACCAAGGCAAAAGCTGGTCGCCGATTCGATCCACCCTGGGGGTGAGCCAGCTGGTGCATTTCGGGGCCCGGGCGGCCAGGGTGGACGACACGCTGGTGGATCTGTTGCGCCAGCGGGAGCAGGCGACGCCAGCTGAAGCCATGTTCACCAGCGGCGATTCGGTGGTCATCACCGATGGCCCATTTGCCGGCATCGAGGCGATTTACCAGACGGCCGACGCCGAGCAACGCGCCTTCATCTTGCTCAACATCCTCAGCAAACCCGTGCCGATGCAGATCGACGCCGGGCGGTTGCGCAAAGCTGGCTGAACCATTGGCAACGGCCGTCGCTTTCTTCGCATTTATCCCGTCTTTCTGCGCTGAATGCCTTGATACCGCTCGCGAAGCAGAGCAAACATGGTCCCAACCAAAAAGCACTGGAAGATCATGACGATAGATCAAGAAACCACCCCCATTCGCGCCGCCCAATACGTGCGCATGTCCACCGAGCATCAGCAGTACTCCACGCATAACCAGGCAGACAAGATTGCTGAGTACGCCCAGCGGCGCAATATCCATATCGTCCGCACCTACGCTGACGAAGGCAAAAGCGGGCTGTCACTGGAAGGCCGCGCCGGATTGAAGCAGTTGCTGGCCGATGCGGCCTCCGGCAACACCGATTTCAAACTGGTGCTGGTGTATGACGTCAGTCGATGGGGCCGGTTCCAGGATGTGGACGAGGCCGGGTACCACGAGTATGTGTTGAAGAAAAAGGATATCCACGTCGCCTACGTCGCCGAGCAGTTTGAAAACGATGGCTCGCCCGTCTCGACCATCGTCAAAGGCGTCAAG